TTTAGTTTTCAATAGTTTTTGGATTGATTCAGACGAAATAAAAGACCTTATTTCCACTAATCGCTACGGAAAAACTAAAATTTATCGTAAACCTGACCTTAAAAAAGACTTAAAACCGAATGAAAAACTAAACTCTACCATTATAAGAAAGAGATTCAGGTGTTCACACGTAGTCGGAACTGAACTTATCTTTAATTGGGGAGTTGATCATAATATTACTCGCCCGAACAAAAAGGACGTTCTTTTGCCTATCCATGCTTACAAACTTCCTTTCCTTTCTATAACCGATCAGTGTATTCCTTTTTATGACAATCTTGCTATTATTTGGGATAAGTACCAAAATAATATCGCTACTTCGATTAATAAAGGATACGTTTTTGATTGGGATAGTTTCGCAGAACTCGACAAGGCGGGTCAAAATTCAATGGTTGAAGTTTTAAGACGATTTATGGAAACAGGTATAGCCTTTAGCAAGAAAACTAACGCAAGAGGTATTCATCAGACCTACGCACCCCCGATACAAGAGTTAGAGGGTGGTATGGGAACTGCTGTACAGGACTTTTTAAGTCAACTTGATGTAAACCTTAAACTGATAGAAAACGTCACAGGATTCAACCCCTTAACGATGGGAACTGTTAACCCTAATAACCCTGTTTCTACTTCTGAAATGGCAGTTTCGGCAACCTCTGATACTTTGAGACCTATTTTAACGGGCGTACTTTCTGTAAAAGAAAACATGGCTAAAAACGTAGTTTTGACTATTCAGCTACTTTTACAATATGACGCCGATGCTCAAAAAACCTACTCTGAAATTATAGGTCAAAGAGGAATTAAGCTAATGCAAATTGCAGAGGGTAACGCTGTAAAATACGGTATAAATTTAGAAGCAAGGCCTTCTGATCAGGAGAAACGAGACTTACTTGAATCAGCTAAAATAGCTTTGCAATCCGGCAGAAACGGACAACCTGGAATAACAGAAGCGGATTACTTCGCCATAACAGGTGTTCTTAATTCAGGTGGATCTTTACGATTAGCAGAAATGTGGCTTGAAAGTTCAATCCGTAAGAACAAAAAACTGATTATGGAACAAGCACAAGCCAATTCTACCCAACAGGCACAGGTTCAAATGCAGTCAGCACAGGCAGCCGAACAGATGAAAACTCAGGGTGCATTGGCAGTCATTAAACAAAAGGGAGTAGAGGACAGAGAAACACTTGTAACGGGGGCTTATCTTACAGCTTTGGCATCACAGGACAAGGCAAACGCTGATTTACAAATTAAGTTAATTGAGAACTACGTTAAAACAGGAAATTTGCTTACGCCTGAAGCATTAACAGGACAACCAATGACAAATCAAAATCCTCCTTTACCACAAACAGAAATACAAGACACAGGTCAAAATCCAGTACCCGAACCGCAGATGCAACAATAATTTGGATTAAGTCTAAATAAATGTTGCATTAAATTCTAAATAGATTTATCTTTGTATCTTAAAATCATTTCATGCGTATGACTACGTGTTTTTTTCTTATTTAGAATCGGACTTAATAAATATAAATCACAGTATTTACCCTATCGGTAACTGCTGTCAAAATCCCAAATTATGAGCATACTTGACGATGAATTAGCTAAAGTAGCACAGGAAGGTGCTGAAACTACTACTGAAAAAGTAGCAGAGCAAACCACGCAAACTACCGAAACAGCAAATACAGCAACCACCAATACAGAGACTACTGAAACAAAACCCGATGAAGTAGTAAATTGGTTCAAAGAAAACGGTTTTGAAGGCACAACAAGGGATGAATTTAAACCCTTATTTGAAAAAGTAAAAGGTTACGACACCGAATCCCAAAGAGCAAAGGCACTCGAAACTCAATTAGCTGAAAAGTCCCAAAGAGAAACCGAGTTATCGGAAAAGCTAAGTCTTTTAAAAGATCATGCCAATCCAAAGAACTTTTTTGGTTCAGATGATGAATACCGGGCAGCACTCTTAAAGAAAGCACACCCCGAACTTGACCCTATTTCTCTGATTCAGTCAGTAACTAAAGATTTGCCCACCGACCCCAGAGAAGTATTGAAATTACAATACAAGTTAAATAACCCCGAATTTACCAATGCGCAAATTGACGCTTATCTGGCAGACAAATACGGAGTTGATGACTTTGACACCACAACAAATTTTGAAGACTTAGAAACCTTATCGCAAACCAAAATAAAGATTGCAGAGAAAGAAGCACGAAAAGAATTTAAGACCCTAAAGGAAGGGGTTACGATTCCCGACGTGATAGACGTTGATGCACTCATAAGCAACAAACAAACCCAGACAAAGGAAGGTCTGGAAACGCTACAGAAAGCATGGGAACCCCTTGTGCAAACCATTCCTCAACAACTTGACAAAGTAACTATTACCGAAGGCGAGAACGTTATTTTCGAATACCAAATTGATGAAGGTTTCAAAAAAGCAATCACGGAGAACATTGCAGCGACTAAACAATATCTTATTGATAATGGAAAAGTCCCCAATGCGGAAAACGTACAACTTGCAGTCCATGAACTGAAAGAGTATTACATGAACCTACCCGAAAACAGGTTAAAAATAATGAATGCTTACGCAACGCAGAAGGTTACGCAGCGTGAGTTGGAGTTAAAAAAAGAGTTCAATAATCCTACTCTCGGAAATCAGGGACAGGCAAACCGTACTACTTCACAACAACTTACAGAACAAGAGGAAGACGCTGCTGTATTGGCTTCGATAAGAGGCAATTAAATTTATTCACATTTTAAACTACTATTAAATGGCAGTTGATAATTTAGTCATTGGAGGCGCAAACTCAAGCAAGGTTGCTTCTCTCCGTACATTTCAGAATAAGCCAATTATCATGGCAGAACTGAAAAAGAAATACGGTAACGCTTATAATCTGATTGATTTTTTCCATTCATCTCCCGGTCGTGTTGAGGTGATGTCAGGAAGATCATGCTCTGGTGAGGAAAAAAACTTTACCCTTCGCAATATGAAGATTGGTTCTGTTATTTCAAGTTCCGCAGCTCAGGCAGTTGTAACTTTGGATGCAGACGACTTTGATTCAAACGGTTCTTACTACCCACGTGTAGGATTCTCTGTAATGGTTGGAAATACAATTACCGGGCAAACTGAATGCCGAATTGATTCTATCAATACTACCGCAGCTCCAAACACTCAATTCACTCTGAAACGTTACGATACTTCGGCTCCGGGTCTTGATGCTCATGTTTACGCAGGTACGCTTGCAGCAGGTCAAGAATGGCCTATCGGTGCTTCAGCCTTTGCTGTAGGTACAGGCGGAACTACTCCAACCAACGTTGGTACAACTCCACGTACTTTCAATGCTCAAATCTTAAAAGAAGCATTAGGCTTTGACGGTATGGCTATGGCTCAACAGAAATGGATTCCTGTCAATGGTGGAGTACAATTCTTTAACGAGGAACTTTCTCGTGCTGAATTTATGCTCGAAGCACAGCAGGAATGGGTTTGCTTAATGGGTCAACAGAACACCGCTAACCTTACACAAGTTTCTCTGATGGATGGCGCTGCAAATGTTATCGGTAAATCTAAGGGACTTTGGAATTGGGCTACTGAATTAGGTGGTTCTATTCATATCGGTTCAACAGGTATGGGTGTAGACGACCTTGACACTATCGAAACCTACATGGTAAACAAAGGACTTCAGGATTCTATTGTTGCTCTTTACGGAGGTCACCTTGCGCTTCAGAAATTGATGAACAACATCAACGCTAAGGTTCAAGGAACTTCAGGTGGACTTGCAACAGGCCCTTATGTATCTGAAATAGCTGACAAACTCTATGGTGGAAACACTTTGGCAGTAAACACCAACGTTCAGGTCATTAAACGTTCAAGTATTACTTTCGTGCTGATGCCAACACCTGTATTCTCTAACCCTTACATGATGGGTGCAGCCGGTACTTTGATGTCAGATGCTATCTTAGTTGTTCCTTTGTCACAGGCTACTGTTACAATTGACAGTAAGAAAGCAACTATCCCTGGACTTCGCAAGAGGTTTGTAGGACAGAACTCTTACTCTCGTGAGCGTATCGTTGGTCAGTTGGCCGGGATGGACGGTTTTATGAATCAGGTCATAAATACTCCGATCATAAGCTCTATCGACGGTTCCAATACTCATTGGTTATCAGACATTTGCTTTGAGGTGTATGAAGCATGGAAATTTGTTACCGTAACACGTAACGCATAAACTTGGAAAGGGGGTGAAATATCCCCCTTTCTTTTATTCTATTAACCTTGTCCCAAAAACGGACAATTAATACTAAAAACAATGATTGTAATTGATTATGACCCA